CCGACGGCAGCTATATGCTATCTATCACGAAACAGAAAAGGGGGCGAACACTCAATCAAAACGAATGGCTTTGGGGCTGTGTATATCCTATCCTACTGGACGGATTGCTTGATGCAGGCTGGGAGTTCACATCGGTAGAGCAAGTACACGAATTTTTCAAACGGCTTATGGCGCAGGATCGAGTTGTAAACTATGAGACTGGGGAAATCGTGGAAATACCAAAATCTACGGCTACAATGGACACACAACAGTTCTCAACCTACATCGACAAATTGAGAGAATACGCAGAGGAATTTTTGAACGTAACCATTCCAGACCCCGACAAGGGCTGGAGGTCAAAACATCGATGATGTATGAGAGCAGTACCAAATGACATTGTGCAGAACCTTATACGACATTTACCGCTAATTCTCGACAATATGAACGAGGAAGCAGTTAGAAAGGGGTTGAGATTGAACAATGCAGTGAGATTGACAAAGATTTGTATTAAACGTTTAGAGAAAATCGAAAATGAGCAAAAACATTCAAATTCAGCAGGAGAACGTTCTGAATGCTTACAAGAACGCAAGTGATGAGCAGAAAGAGTTACTGGAACATTTGTTCGGTAGCGAAGTATTCAAACCAGCAGATGTAAGAGAGCGCATCAAGACATTTGCCGATGCAGCCAAAGCGGTCGGCATTGAGGACCCAGAAGAGTGGGAAGAGCAGTATTCGGATTTAGAGCCTGACGTATTGGCTTACTTCAAGCTCCGTATTATCACAAAGGCACTCAACGAGGGCTGGGAACCCAAATTTACAGTTGGCGAATATAGATGGTTCCCATTCTTTGTACTATACACAAAAGATGAGATAGATAAAATGGACGAAAAAACCCGTACTCGTGTGGTTCTGCGGTCGTGCAACATTGCGAGTACGTATGGCGGTGTCGCTTTCGTGTATGCGGTTTACGATTCCTCGTACTCGGACTCGAACGACGGTTTTCGGCTCGCCTTCAAAAGCGAAGAGTTGGCGGAATATGCAGGAAAGCAGTTCACCGAGATTTATGCCGATTTCTGTTTCATTCCTAAAGAGTTCTAACTATGGCACGAGAAAAAGCAAAGGTCGAGACCAGAAAAGACGAGGTGCGCTATTTCACAAGCGAACCGAAAGAAATGCTGAACAAGTATCTTGTTGCCGATGTGCTTCAAAAGTGGACTGAGGATTTTTTGGACGAGGATTCTGGCGAGGTAGTAACTATCGAAAGAACACAGAAGCTCTTTGAAAAGGGTCGATTGATAGACCAAGACCTCTTGACACAAATCAGTTTTCATTTGCAGACTGGAGACATCAAGGAAGTTGAAGTCAGCAATCAGAAACGATTGGCTTTCGAGTGTCAAAACACACATTTGCACCCGTGGCAGGCGCAAGCCGAAATCGGAGACAAGAAGTACAAGTTCCTGCTCTATGCAAGCGGTATCGCAAATGTAATCGAGATTTTGAACGATTACATCGAACTGAATTACGCTTCGGGCTTCACGCTTGTAATGGCAAAGGAAATGGACTCCTGCATCATTCTTACCGACACGTTCGAGAAACAAAAGGTGGATTTGGAAAAGGCGTATCTGAAAGACGAAATATCACTGGAGGAATACGTGGAAGCCAAAGACGGTGCCAAAGATGAGGACGAAGAGGTCAAGGAAAAGAAGTTCTACCAGTTGGAGGTCAAAATAACCTATTCGGACGACATCGAGACAACCCAGAGCTTCATCGTTCACACTTTCGACACGGACCGTGCGCTGATGATTATCTCCCACTACTTGAAAACGTGGGAGGAGAAACGCCAAAAGGAACACGAGGAAAAGGGGTACAGCAAGTACGAGATTAGAGACTTTAAGCTGTGCATCGAGAAAGCAGGACCAATGCCGGTTGGAGCTTTCGTCCCAAAGGAGTTCACAATGGCATACAACGAACCTCAATAATCAAACATTCCCAGTCCTCACAAGTTGGGGACTGGGATAAACTAAAAGCAAATGGCACAAGAAAAGATAACATTTTACAGACGGTGGAGTGAGACCACCAAAGACCTTCCAGCAGATGCAAGACTGGAAGTGTACGATGCTATCGTGCAATATGCTTTCGAGGGGACAATTAGAGAGTTTGGATCATCACTGGCAAAGGTGGCTTTTCAGTTCATCAAGCAGGAAATCGACAACGACAACAAGCGACAAGCAGAAATATCAGCCAAACGTAGGAGTGCAGGAAAACAAGGCGGTGCGCCAAAGAACAACCGCAATGCACTTCGCAATAAGGAGCAAGAAGAGCCGGCAGAGCCGATTTCAGCCCCTACACAGCAAGTAAATCTGTTTGGCGATGTGGAACCAGTCGAACAGCAAGAAAAGCCAAAGAAACCCACAAAACCGAGCAAACACAAGTATGCTGAATTTGTACTGCTGACAGAAGCCGAATATCAGAAACTTGTCGATACATACGGAGAAGAGGGCGCACAGTGGATGGTTACCAAGCTGGATAATTACAAGGCTGCACGAGGAATGACCTACAAGTCTGACTATCGCGCAATCCTAAACTGGGTAACAAAACAATACGAAAAGGAGAAAATGAGTTATGGCAGAACCGCAGAAATTAGGCGAGCTAATGAAGCTCAATCCACTCAAACCACCGCAAAGCAACAGAGAGACGCAGAATTTGCCGACCATATCGCAAAAAAGCTCACAAGCGGTTAGCTGTATTGAGTTGTTCGGCAATGCAGAAAAGTTCCTTTGTACGTTCAATCCGGATATGCAGTACAAATACTGCAAAGATGTTAATCGGTGCTACATCGGTAAGGCTCCAAGTCTGAAAGTGATATCCGAAGCATACGGAGAGAACATCACGGAAACGTGGCTCGAAATCCAGTTAAGAGACCTTTCGGAGTTTGCAGGGTGCAAAGATAAGTTAAGCATACAGCAAATAGAGCAAATCGCCAAAGTAATCATTTTGGAATTTAGCTTTTTGAAAGCAACCGAGCTGATGCACTTTTTCATACTCTTCAAGAGTGGAAAGTTTGGAAAGTTCTACGGAGCAGTGGACGGACTGGTTATCACAGAGGCCCTGCAAGAATTTCGCCAACTGAGACGTGAAAGGCTTTGGGAACTGGAGCAGAAGAGAGCTCGTGAAGAGCGAGCAAGGCGTGATGCAGAACACGCAAAGAACGCTATGAGTTTTGACGAGTGGCAAGAATTAAAACATCTGTTCAATATGGGTTACGAACCGTGGCGCATCAAGGCAGAACTTGAAGAACAGAGAAAACAAGAAAATCAAAAATAACCAATTTAACGCAATAACGATATGAGTAATTCTATGAACGCAGTCAAGCAGGCTATCAAGACCTATCTTGACAACAGAGCAAAGACCGATGAATTGTTTGCAGTGGCTTATGCAAAGCCTAACAAGAACATCGATGAGTGCTTCAACTACATTTTAGGAGAAGCCAAGAAACAAGGAAACGCAGTATATCTTCCTGATGATGTAGTGTTCGGCTGGGCTGTTCACTACTACGATGAGGACGACATCAAGATAAATAAACTTCCGGCTAATACCAGAGTGTCTGCAAAGGCTTCGGTAGAACTTACCGAGGAGGACAAGGAAAAGGCACGAGATTTAGCGGTGCAGGAATACAAACAGCAGTGTATCGACAAGCTCAAAGCTGCCGATGAAGCGAAAGCCAAGAAAGCAGCCGAAAAGAGAAAGGCTGAAATCGAGAAACGCAAGCAGGCTGAACTGCAATTTCCTAATCTTTTCCAGTTTGACGAGGTATGAGACCGAAGAACGCTTACCAGAGACATATTGTCGAGTTGAGCGAAAAGCTCCCGGCAATAACCGACAAGCAGAAACAATGGGCTTTTGAACATTGCTTCGAGCCGGACGGATATTACACCAAAGGTTCTGTATGGTGTCTCCATTGTGGAGAGGTCTTTCCAAAAACAACGTCAGAGTTGATAATATCCATTGCAGGAGACGAAGCTGTGTGTCCCAAATGTGGAAGCAGATTAAAGCTGGAGAACAGCCGTAAAGCGAAGTATAACGAACGCTGGTATTACACAATCATCACAGCGATACAAGGTTTTCAAGTCTGCCGGCATTTCATTGCCGAAAAGACAGTGTATAAAGCAAGCAAACATCTACACGGTTGCGGTGAACCATACTACACAATCCACGAAGCAGTACAGAACTGGATTGATGAGAACGGAAAGGAGACAATCATCGCCAGACCTTGCAAAAGTATTCCGAGAGTGTACGATGCGTGGGACTTTACAAAGCCAATGGAAATACGTACTCGACACAACAGTAGTATGTATTTCACTGGTGACAGATACGACATCGATGCAAAGTATATCTATCCACACAGAAACATTCTGCCTAAAATCAAACGTAATGGCTATACGGGACGTTTTCACGGACTTTCAGCCAGCGAGCTATTCAAATTATTGTTAAGCGATAGAGAAGCCGAAATACTGGCTAAAAACGGTCAATTTGATTTGCTCCGCTTCAAATGGAAGAGAAGCTATAAGGAGTTCACGATGCCGTTTGCTCACTCTATCAGAATAGCCACACGAAACAAGTATATAGTCAAGGACGCTTCAATGTGGATTGACTATCTGAACTTGCTTGAATACTTCCACCTCGATACCCATAATGCCCACTACGTTTGTCCCCGAAATCTGAAAGCGGAACACGACAGACTGTTGGTTCGCAAACAACGGATTGAGGAAAAGATTGCTCTTGAAAAGAAAATCGCAGAAGCCAAAAAGTGGGAAGCAAAGTACCAGGAGACCAAAGGAAAGTTCTTTGGCATTTGTTTCGGGAATGAGAATATCGTTATTACGGTTATCCAGTCAGTAGCGGAAATGGCAGAAGAGGGAAAGGCGATGCACCATTGCGTGTACTCTATGGAGTATTACAAGAAGCCTAACAGCCTAATTCTATCAGCGAAAGACAAAGCAGGAAATCGCATCGAGACAATCGAAATCGACCTCAAAACCTTTAAGGTGGTACAAAGTCGTGGCGTGTGCAACAAGAACACAGACAAACACGATGAGATTGTGAAACTGGTTCAAGATAACATTAAACTCATAAAACAAGCAGCGTGATGGAAGAACAGATAATATCAGCAGTAAGGGCTATGCGTGAAGCCTAGAAAGAGTATTTCAGAACACGAGACATAAACGTATTGCGTAGAAGCAAGGCACTGGAAAAGCGTGTTGATACGCTTCTCGCAGAGTATGATAACCCACAAAAAGACTTATTCGACAATGGCACAGATAATCAACAGTGATAAAAATTTCAAGGTGATAGAGGTTTACCTATCAGACTGTATCAAATGGGGCGGTTTGGGTATTTGCGACTACTGTAACACCGCAATCCGCAAAGGCTACTATGTAGCAGTATTGAACTGCGTTCTTTGTGAAAAATGCTACAAGAGTTGGCACCATAGAGCGAAGAACTATCCCGAAGACAGACGGATCGAGGAGAGCAATTTTAATCGTATGAAATCAATCTTAAATCTGTGATTATGGGAACAAGAAAGTGTGCTGTATGCGGTAAGGAAAAACCGCTTTCAGAAATGAGCAAATCATATCCCACACGCTGCAAGGAGTGTGTTGCAGAGCATACAAGATTGGTTCGCCAGAGAGCCAAGAATCAGACGGAAGAACCAGTTGTACCACACATCGACTGGGAACAAAGGCGATACGAAATAGCCAAAGCCATTTATCCGGAAGTCATAAAAGCGACACATCCACGAGATGCAGCAGGGGTTGGAAATACAACGGTATTATTTGCTGATGTATTGATAAAGGCACTGAAAGGAGAAACCGAGCAAGAAAAGGAAGAACCGAAAGAGCATAAACACGAAGCAGTAGAAGTTAAGATAGGTTCAACCGTTCAAATTGAAGGTGTCGATTACGTATGCCTAAACGCAGGGGATAACGACTGCTGTTCGTGTGATTTCTTAATAGACGGAGATTGTGCAAGCCCCAGTTGGTTGAAGTGTCATTCAGAGCGCAGAAAAGATGGGAAAGATGTAATGTTTATCAAGAAAGGAGGTAGCAAATGACGTACAAAGATTTATTCGATGCTCAACACGAGTATTGCACAACAGAAGACTATCCTGGCACTGCAATTCGTCCGCACGCATTTATAGCTGGTGCTAAATGTGTAATCAAATACTTAAACGATTTGTCTGCCAATGAAGCACTCGAAGCAATTACAAATCTACACGATGAGTTGCAAGAGGAAGAAGAACTGACCAAATGGACCCTCAAAAAGATGTCGCCATTCGTGCCAAACAAATGCGAGAGTTGCGACCGCTTCGACGAGTGTTACACCAGAAACGGAATGAGAGAGTTCTGTAAAATGTATGGTGCAAACGTGGTTTTCAAACGCAAAGAGCAATGGGAACACCAAAAGGAAACGGATTAGTTGAGATACGGGGCGAAAAGACCGTTGAACGGGGTTTCAACTGTATGAAGCTAATCGAGTTCTTGACCGAGGACGGAGTAAAGGACTGGGACAACTGGCACGGGGCGCACGAGCAAGCAAAACAAGGCAACTGCCCCTATAAAAGCCAGTGCCCAATCCACGAGAAAACGATAAATTCCAAGAATAATAAATAATAATATACAATTATGGCAGTAGTTTATAAATATCCATTAGTAGTTACAGATAGGCAGTTGGTAACAATGCCAAAGGAAGCCAAAATACTATCAGTGCAGGTTCAGAATGGTGCTCCCTATATGTGGGCACTGGTAAATCCCAAAAACGGTACGGAAGAAGTGCCTATCAGAATACACGGCACCGGGCATAACATTCCTGATGCAGATCGGCTGGCATACATCGGAACTTTTCAAATGCCGAGATATGGTTTAGTGTTTCACGCATTTTTGGAGCAATCGTTATGAAGAACCTAAACGCATACAGAGACCAAGCATATAAGATAGCTTGTGAACACGGTTTCCACGATGAAGAGCGGAGTATCGAGCACTGGAAATGCCTAATCGTTTCGGAGCTTATGGAAGCGGTCGAAGCAGACAGAAAAGGGAAACGAGCAGATATCCGAGCTTTCAATACAAGGCAATTTGTGGGGCGAGGTTCAAAGGACGTAACAGTTTCTTATGAGTATAATTTCGGACTTTGCATCAAAGACACCGTAGAAGATGAGCTTGCAGATGCTTGTATTCGCATTTTGGACCTTGCAGGGTACAAGAACATAGATTTGCAGTTTGAAGCCGAGAAATCGGACAAAAACAGCCAAATCGAAGAGTTTACGGAAGAGGTATTCAAAATCGTAGGCACAATGACTATCGTAATACTGGATTTATGCCTTTCATACGCATTGATACAGATATTCTCTCTGGCCGACAGAATGGGTATCGACATCGAGAAGCATATCCAGTTGAAAATGGAGTACAACGCTTCAAGACCATACAAACACGGTAAGAGGTATTGAGTATGGAATTTACCAAAGAACAATATGCAGCGTTGGAGGAGGTAGCCATAGCGTTTGGTGTATGTGTAGAAAAGCTCATTCGTAGCATTGAGGAACTGGCAATAAGGTTTCAGATATGCAAGGTTGAAACTGAATTGTTGGAAATGGCGATTGAAAACATCAAGCAGCAGGAGTATGAGTATTACGAACGCCTACAACAAAGGCGTGGTCCTCTTCCTCCGTACAGACCAAAGACAAAACCGGTCAAGGTTTATAAAAGAAAAATTTACTGGAAACGTATTCGGAGCAATCCGAAGCAAAGATAATCGAGCTATGACAAATGATGAAGCAATAAGAAACCTATTCTGCCGAGTGCTGCAAGAGATAGACGCAGCCATAACAGAAATGGAAACGGACGAAACGGACTCTGGGATTATTCACTATCCAAGCTTTCGATATACACCGACATTCGAGTTTACAGACGAAGATATAGAGTTAATCAAATGGTTGGCTGATGAAGAGGGAGAAACCTTTGATATGCTGACCGAATAAAAACAAGCAATATGAGAAACAGAGCAAAAACAATCGTACTAATGCTTTCAAAGACCTTTCCGAGAAAGCACCGCAGCGCAGGAAAGAAAACGAACTTCCAGCGCAGTTTGAAAGAGGGCAAGAAAATCCACACGATCCGTAGCGGATATGAAGCGTGGAAGCACAACATTGAGAAGATACAGAACGGAAACTTTTTCCTATCGCTCCGCCAGTGGGTAGATGTACCATACAGAAGCAAGCAGGAAGAGATTAAGGAGCTGAAAAACTCTGTCGGATATGAACGTATCTCGATGCAGTACAATCCCGAAACTGGAATAGTAAAGGCTATCATCAACGGCAAACAGTATCTCGATGTAACGAAGATAGCCGAGAATGACGGTTTGAAGTGGGACGACTTCATCGACTGGTTCTTCGGTCAAGGAACCGGAAGAACGCTCTTTCAAGGTGTGATAGTCCACTTCACGGATTTTCGATACACTAACAATCAAGAATGTAAGTAGTATGTATGTAAGTATATAATAATATTCTTCTATAAATACGGGCAAATCAAAGAACAATCAAAAGAAAACAAAGATGTTAAACAAGGCACAAGTCATAGGAAATCTGGGTGCTGATCCGAAAGTTACCATTATCAACAACGGACAGACAAAAGTCGCATCGTTCAGTGTTGCGACAACAGAAAGGGGCTATACCACGCAAAGCGGTGTTCAAGTCCAAGAAAAAACAGAATGGCACAATATCGTGTGCTTCGGGAAACTGGCTGATGTGGTCGATAAATACCTCAAAAAAGGTTCAAAGGTTTTCATTGAGGGCAAAATGAGAACAAGGAGCTATGAGGACAGAAACGGTGTTAAGCGTAGTGTTATGGAAATCAATGCGGAGGTTATGGAAATGCTGGACGGTAAACAGCAGAACCAGCAACAGCAGCAGTATGAACAACCGCAATACAACGCACAGCCGGCTCAACAACAACCTCAATACTCATCGCAGGGCAACGGTGAGGACGGAGATTTACCATTCTAACGCAGGAGGACGGAATTATGCCAAGACATATCGAAAGCCAAATTCAAAGAGCCTGCAAAAAATGGTTCGACTACCAGTATGGGCAGTTCGCACCGCTTCTGTTCGCTGTGCCTAACGGTGGATTGAGAGGAAAGAAAGAAGCTGCCATAATGAAAGCAGAGGGAATGACAGCCGGAGTAGCTGATATGATACTGCTCGTGCCAAAGAAAGGTTATGCGTCTCTCTGTATTGAGTTCAAGACTGCAAAAGGTAGGCAAAAGCAAAATCAAAAAGACTGGCAACGTATCGCAGAAATGCACGGTAACAAGTATGTTATTGTGCGCAGTTTTGATGGTTTCGTCAAGGTTATAACTGCCTATTTGTGTTGAAATACCCTTTTTTCACGCCTTTTAGTGCGCTTAATAGGCGCACTTTAAGTATATTTGCAGTCGATATAACAAATGTTACACTAAATTAAAAAATTATTCAGATGGAAATCTTATCACAATTCGAGGGAATGATGCTCATTGGTAGCTTCTTCCTTGCAATGGTAGCAATCATCTTTATGCTACGAAAGAGAGAACAGACGAAAGAAGAGTTTTTGGTCGCCAATCGATGCGCTCCGTGGTTGCTCGCAGCGTTTTCAATGGCTGCAACGTGGGTATGGGCACCGTCTATGTTCACAGCAGCAGAGAAAGCCTACACACAAGGTTTCGCAGGTGTGTTCTGGTTTGTCGTTCCAAACGTTCTGACGCTCATTCTGTTTGCGTTCTTTGCTAACAAGATGCGAAAATTGCGCCCCGATGGTTGGACGTTCTCCGATTATATCCGAGAGACGTACAGCAATAGGGCGCACAATATGTTTTTGGTGGAAAGCTTCGGCCTGCAAATCTGTTCACTCGCTGTTCAGTTGTTGGCTGGAGCTACAATCTTTCATAAGGTTACTGGATTGCCGTTCTTGTGGACTACGATAATCCTTGCAGCCATTCCACTATTGTACTCGCTCACGAGGGGTATTCGTGGAAATATCGCATCGGACTTTATCAAAATGGGATTCATCGTTGCGGTTCTTTTGCTCGGTCTGCCTATTATGACATCAAACGCAGGAGCAGAAACATTCTTCAACGGTTTGGGAGGTCTCACTGGCAACTATCGACATCTGTTCGACAGCACCGGTATTGCTGTAATGCTTTCGTTCGGTCTGCCTACTACAATCGGTCTGCTTTCGGGAACATTCGGAGACCAGATGTTTTGGCAGCGTGTTTTCTGTGTGAAGCCACAGCACGTTAAGCGCACTATGGTTACAGCAGCCTTTATCTTTGCCGTAGTGCCCATTTCCTTGTCGTGCTTCGGCTTTTTCGCAGCAGGAGCACAGTTGCCTATCGCTGACACCCAGCTTGTCAATGTAGGGGCTGTAATCGCATTTACTCCGAAATGGTTCTTGTATCTATTCTTCTTGCTTATCCTTTCAGGACTTATCTCAACAGTCGATAGTATTCTTTGCGCTGTATCATCAGTAGCCGGACACGATGTAGTGAAACGCATCGAGGAAAAGACCGGCACAGAGTTCAATTCTGTTAAGATCGGACGTATTGCAATGATTATTGTCGCTATCCTTGCTATCGGTGTAGCGAACATTCCTGGTATTACTATCACATATCTGTTCCTCTTCTACGGAACGCTACGCAGTTCAGTAATGCTTCCTACCATATTCGCCATTAAGGGCTACAAGATGAGCGAAAGCGGTTTGTTCTATGGCATTTTGGCGAGCCTTGCAGTCGGTCTGCCAATCTTCGCTATCGGTAACTTGAACGGCTGGGTGCCTATGATTGTCGCAGGTTCACTCCTCACAATCGGTCTTTCGGGTGCAATCTCGCTCTTGAAGAAAGACAAAGCAGAGACTATTTAATCAATTCAAAACCCCAAAACGAAAAGACAATGAAAAATCGTTTGAAACTAACGCTGTTGCTGACAGCTATCACGCTTTTGTTCGCAGTAAGTGCCAAAGCGCAAATTTATGACGGTATCACCCAGCCTACACGCTTTCGTGTATGGGTGCCAGTTACAACATCGCTACACGATGGCAACGCTACCACCGTTGCACCATTCATCGGTTACAAGCAGGACGTTTGCGACTGGTTCTCTGTAACGCCAGTGGTACAGTACAACATCAATTCGGAAACGTTCACTCCGCAGGTTTGGCTAAACTTCAACGTAAAGCAGAAATTCTATGTATTGTCACGCTCTATCTATGACACACGAGCGAATGAGTACAGACATACGTTATCAGCCACTTACAAGCTCCCTCTCGGCTTTATGGTAGATGCAACCACTGACAAGACCTTTCAGAAGATGTACCAAATGCTTATGGCAGGAGACCCCAAGAAAAGGACTTATCGTGTACTCGTTGGCGACTTGTACAGAGATACGCAGAACAGAGACGGTATAATTAAGAAACGCAAATAATTTATGGAAACAATATGGAAACAGAACGTGATACACAGAGAATTGACGAGAGGGTCGCCCAAGAAAAGGCAGACCTTTTACAAGCTCTTGCCAACACAAGCGGTATAGTTTCATCAGCTTGTAAGGCAGCCAATGTGTCCCGAATGACGTATTACCGCTGGTATAATGAGGACCCCGATTTTCGGGAAAAGGCAGATGATATCAAGGAACTGCAAAAGGACTTTGCCGAAAGCCTTATCCTCAAAAAGATGAAAGAGGGTGATACGACAATGATAATCTTCTATGCAAAAACGCAGATGAAAGACAGAGGGTACACAGAACGCAAGGAGATTACCGGCAAAGATGGTGAGGACCTTATCAGAACAAAGGAAATCGACATCACCAAACTAACCGAAGAGGAGCGTAAACTACTGCTCCGCATCGGACAAGATATTATAAACAACAAGGAATGATATCACGATTAGATTATACGGCACTCGCATTGAGAGTGGTTGCTGACCAGTGCAAGCGGAGCTTCTTTTATTTCGTCCAGACATTCTGGGACGTTATCATCAAGGAAGAGCCGACTTACAACTGGCACATTCCGTTTCTATGCGAGGAACTCCAAAAGCTCTCGGTGTCGATTGTGGCACGAGAGCCAAAGCCGTATGACCTAATCGTAAACATTCCTCCCGGTACAACCAAGTCCACAATCGTAACTATAATGTGGCCGGTGTGGTTATGGACACAAGACGCAACACTCCGAATAATCACAAACTCATATTCGGTTGGATTGTCTATCGAGCACGCAACAAAGAGTAAGGACATTATCCAGTCGGATAAGTTCCGAGCATTGTTTCCGCACATTCAGATACGTAAGGACAAATCGGGTAAACAGAACTATGAGAATACGGAGACTGGTTATCGTTATGCAACATCTACTGGAGCTACGATTACCGGTTTCCACGCTCACGTAATCATCAATGACGACCCCGTAAACCCAAAGCAGGCTGAATCAGAGCCTTTGCGAGTACAGGCGAATGAGCACACAAAAACGCTTTCGTCTCGTAAGGTGGATAAAGCCAACACGCCAGTTGTAACGATTATGCAGCGTCTCCACGAGGAAGATGTTACGGGCTATATGCTGAAAAAGAAAGGCGAAAACATCAGACACATCTGTCTGCCTGCAGAAGATTGTGATGATGTAAAGCCGGCAGAGCTTCGCAAATTCTATGTGGATGGACTTCTCGATCCAAAGCGTCTGAACAGAACGGTACTTCAAGAAGCTATGGTCGATTTGGGTTCTCGTGGCTATGCAGGACAGTATATGCAGGTTCCAAGCGCAGCAGGAGGTAACATTATCAAGGAAAGTTGGTTCAGACGAATATCGTTTGCCGACTTCCGGGCACTCCGCTTCAAGGAGCCGATACATTTCTTTCTTGATACCGCCTATGACGAGAAAAAGAAAAAGACTGACAATGACCCTTCGGGTATCATTGCAGCCTGCAAAATCAAGAACAGCATTTATATCACACACGCCAAAAAGGTTTGGAAATCTTTTCCCGACCTTTTGCGGTTCTTGCCCGAATATATGTACGCCAACGACTATGACGATAGTCAAAGTACGCTTCGAGTTGAGCCAAAGGCAAACGGAAAGAGTGTTGTTCAACAACTGGAAGACAGCACCAGTTTGAACGTAACCTATACTCCCACCCCAACAGATGCCAAAGACGTGAGACTTCACGCTATCGCTCCGAAAGTGGAGTGCGGACGTGTGTACCTTGTCGATGGCGAATGGAACGATGAGTTCATAGACGAGGTTTGCGGTTTCCCTACAAAGGTTCACGATGAGTATGTGGATTTGCTGGGGTACGCTGTAAACTACTTTACAGAAGATGATACAGAGATACCCGATGATGTAGATGCTTTATTTTCAATTTAACACTTTAAGACAATGGGATTTATTCAAATGTTCACTAACTACCTCAATGCGGTAGTAGGAAGAAATCAGGAGTTCGAGGAGTTGATTAAGGCAAAGGACATTTCGAGAGTGAAAGAATTGTTTACTACACGTGAAGCCCTTACAGCCGAAGCAATGAAAGAGTATGATCCGAAGCAGCACGAGATAATGAGCCGTCCGGACAAAATCTTGAAGAACCCCAAAGGAGAGCGAAAAGGGACGTTGAAACGCTGGAAGCTGCCTATCAACTATCCCCAGTATATTAACGAAATTGCACTTGTGTTCATCTATGGTCGCCCCATTAAGTGGACCAACCAAAGCGAGGGCACAGACAAGGCTTTCAGTGCGTTTCAAGACCTTATCAAGCGTACAAGGTTCGACAGCAAGGTTCGACAATGTAAACGCCTTGCAGGGGCTGAAACGCAGTCTGCAATGCTGTTTAGAGTGTTCCGCAACAGTGAGAACAAGCCCGACTGCCAAATTCGAGTATTGGCAAAGAGTAAGGGAGACGAAATCTATGCTCGTTGGGATATGTACGAAAACCTTGTTTCTTTTGCGTGGGGCTACTACGTAAAGGATAGCAGCACAGAAACATCGTACCACTTCGACATCTTTACCCCCGATGTTATCTACCGATGCAAGCGTGTTCTCACTGGCTGGGAGGTTGTCGAGGAGCAGAACCCGATAGGCAAAATTCCAGTGATACTGTTCCAGCAGGATAAGGAGTGGAAAGGTGTAGAGCCATTGATTGAGCGTGAGGAGTATATCGGTTCAAGAACAGCCGATACAAACGACTACTTCGCAGACCCGATGTTTATTGTCGATACCGATATCATCAAGAATATGCCCGACAAGAACGATGAGAACAAAACGCTTATCTCGAAAGGCAAGGACGATGTATCAAAGGCTGCACATTATCTGACGTGGGACAGTGCGCCCGAGAGCAAGCAAAAGGAAATCGAGTGGTTGCAGAAGCATATTCTTACAAAGACGTTCACACCTAACATCGATTTTGAGAGTATGAAAGGACTTTCCAACGTATCGGGCAAGGCTCTGAAACAAATGATGCTTCTGGCCGACATCAAAGCCCAGCGACACAAAGAGGTTCACGATGAGCTGTTGGATCGTACTGGAAACCTTGTCATCGCCATTATCGGTAACGTGCTGAACATAGCTTTGAGGGGCGAATGTAACAATCTTGTTGTCGGGCACGAGTTTCAAGAGCCATTCGGAGAGGACATCAAAGAGACTATCGAGAACATCGCAAAGGCGAAAGATGCAGAAATGCTATCGACAGAGGGTGCTATCGAGCTCAATCCGCTTGTGAAAGACAAGGAGCAGGAGTTGAAGCGTATCGAAAAGGAAAGTGCCGATGCAGCCCAGAGACAGCGTGATATATTCGGTGCCAGTCAGAACAAAGACGATGTTTTCGGAGGTGCTGAATAATGGCAAGGAAACCAATCATCAAAAAAGAGCCGGCAAAGTATCAGTGTAAAGATTGTGCCAATTCCTATGACTGGCATAGCAAGGCACTGGACGGACATCTGATACTCTGCCGTTGCCCTTATAAACAGCAGGGAGGAAAGTTCTGCATATTCCTTTCTGACCCACAGTGCGAACATTTCAAACTACGAACAAATGGCGAAAAAGAAAATTGACATAGACAAATACGCATCGGGCTTGTTCCAGAGAACGGAAGACTATGCCGATAAGGTACGGCAGCATTACGCAACCGCAGTGGACGAGCTTCTGAAATTGTCCGCTAACAGCCATATTAGCCCCGATGAGGTGTTTTCTTTTGCGGATAATAAAAAGCTATCCGAAAAGGCGAACAACGTCTTACGTGGGCTGTATTCTGCTGTTTACAATGAAATAAAAGGCGGTATCGTTGCAGAATGGGAGTTTGCGAACCTTTCGTGCGATGCGTTGATTGAGTCAATTTTCGGCAAAGGTCTGAATGAGGACAACCATTTCGCACGTTGGTTCAGCCGTAATCAGGAAGCAATGGACGCTTTTTTCAAGCGTAAATCAGCCTACGGAGGTATGAACCTATCGCAAAAGGTGTGGCGGTACACTGGCGACCTAAAAACGGAAATGGAGCTTGCTCTGTCCCTATCACTGGGGCAGGGCGATTCTGCTTCTACCGTATCGAGGAAAGTTCGCCAATACTTGCAGGAGCCGGACAAATTGTTTAGGCGCATAAGAACCGGCACTGATGCAAACGGGAATCCGCTTTACAAACTATCAAAGGCTGCAAAGGCATACCACCCCGGACGTGGTGTGTATCGTTCTTCGTACAAGAACGCAATGCGTTTGACGAGGACCGAAACCAATATGGCGTATCGTGCCAGTGAGCAAGACCGTTGGCAACGGATGGATTTCGTTGTAGGCTACGAAGTGAAACGCTCAAAGCGAGGTTTTGACTGCTCAATATGCGAATCTCTCAAAGGCAAGTTCCCGAAAGATTTTATTTTCAGAGGGTGGCACGCACAGTGTCGATGTGTTGTTGTCCCAATTCTCGCAACCGATGATGAGTTTGTAAAGATGCAGGAAAAGATGCTGGCAGGCGAAAGTCCCACATCAATAAGAAGCATAAATACCATTCGCAGACCGCACGAAGACTTCTACAACTGGTGGGAGGATAACAAAGGACGTGTCGAAACCGCTACGACTATGCCGTACTGGGTGCAGGATAACCAGGACTACATCAATAAGAAGCGAAAAATCCGTGTTCGCACAGATGAGGAACGAGAAGCTATCCGCAAAAAGTGGGCTGAACGCTCTAAAAAGTATCAGCTTATTACGAAGATGGCTAACAATGTTCTCAAAGTGGCGCAGGAGTACCCGGAAATTGACCTTACGGCTCTTCAATCGTTCATCGACAAGAGGAACATCGGCCAGATGAATAACGAAGCTCGTACGGTCGCTAAACAGATTGTAGAGATACGCAAGGATGAGCAGATGTTGTCGGCTCTTATACCGGATGTACACGAGTGGAAGAAGCAGTTTACATCGGCTGAACTTCACGAGGTGTACGATGCAGTGGAAAAGAAGATTGCCGACATCAAAGGCAAGGCTCTCAAAACTCATAAGTACAGCACGCATCTTGAACAAGAGCTTGCAGACTTTGAATTTGAAATCAAGTACGTTGCTGATCCTACGAAGTACAAGCCCGGAGCAATTCAATATCCAACGTGGAAAGTTTCGCAAGCTGCATACGCAAAACAGCACGCACTGGTTCTTGATGCTATCGACTGGGAGAACATCAACACAGAATTGGCAAGCATTACATCGTTCAAAACGAAATCGAAACCATATCTTGACCTTGTTGATACATTGCAGGAGGCCATCAGCAAAAATGACAAGAGCCTTGCTCAAAAGACGATCCTTGACATCAAAGCCAAACGTGCAGAACTCGACAAGGCAGCAATGGCAAGACAACGCAAGAAAATGGGTAACATCAAGCCGACTAACTTGCCTGATATGAGCAAAGACGAAATCGACCGTCTGCTTGATTTGTTCAACAACGAGACTATGGACGATGCAGATAAACGCTTACGTTCTTTGGCAGAACAAGCGTGGGCCACACTTACAGACGAAGAGAAACTGATTCTAACGAAATACACCCAGACATACTGTTATTTGAACGAACCTTTGCGAGGTCTCCCTTACTATGGTTCACTGATTCCAAATGCAGACCATATACACGACTTGCCAATACTGACTTCTGCACTTGAAAAATTCAAGATGCCACAAAACACAGTTGTTCGTAGAGGTGTAAACAATCACGCAATTCCAGAACTGGGATATGATTTGAGTTCGCTTAAGGTTGGCGATGTGTTCACAGACAAAGGTTTCTTATCGACGGCTGTTCATAGGAACAAAGGTTTTCATCAAGATTACAATCTTGTTATCTGTGTACCGAAAGGAGCAAAGGGTTTCTATGCAGAACCATTGTCTCACTACACCGACTATTGTAGGTTTGACTATAAAACAAACACGCTTTGGGATGGTAAGAGTGTAGAAACAATCGGTGGAGAAGCCGAATGGATAGGACAACGTGGTAGCCAGTTTAAGGTGCTGAAAAAGTCTGGAAAGACTATCTACTTACAAATGATAGGTCAGTTGCAGTAAACCAAAAGGGAGTGCCGAAACACTCCCTTTTTTAGTAATACTCTTTGTAGAACTTCTTGAATGGCTCTACCGCTTCTGTCATTGATTGGCTGGTCCTCGCATATCGATTAAACAGCAACGCTTTCAATGATAGCGGGATATCATCGAATTGTTCAAAAAGCCCCAGTCCAAGACGAATATACTCTTCTATGGCTATGGATAATGAATTACCATTGTTGAGCATTTCATTGATCCACGCACGCTCATAGAACCAAAGCATTGATTTGTTCTGCTCTCTGAAAGGGCTATCATCCTCGCCTTTGTAGTACCTGCAGAACTTCAAAAGGTCTTTCTTATCCATTCTGTTTCTCGTTTAAGGTTTGAAAGAAATCTCCAATAACTCTATCCATTGTGCCTGGCAAGTATTCCAGTGCTTTTTGGTAGATGTGTTCGGGAATACCCCATATCGCTTCGGCTATTGAACCGACAATCGCCCCGATTGTATCGCTATCCCCTCCTACTGCAACAGCATAACGGATTGCTTCCTCAAAGCTGTTTGCCTTGTTGATGATACCAAAGACAACTGGCATTGTGCCTTGACACGTTTCATCGAAGCGGTTTTGCCCAAGTAGAGGTTCTACCCAAGTCGGATAGTATTCAGTCATTGCCATAAGCATTGAGACCTTACCATACTTTCGAGCCAAGAAGATAGCCGTTGCTGTGGCAACTGCACCTTTGATACCCTCCGGGTGGTCGTGTGTTGGTAAAGCGGTCTTTTCTGCTTCCGCTTGTACCTCCTCCAGTGTATCGAACCACCAAGCAACGGGAGCCACACGCATTGCGGAGCCATTGCCGAAAGAATTATACGGTTGTGGATTATTTGACCAAACCCAACAGGCGAATGAGCCACCATATCCTCCCATAGGATGACTGAATCGTCTGCACCAACAGCGAAGCCAATCTTGATAGTCCTTACTTCCATCCGTCAACGCATTTGCAATAGCTATCGTACAGATAGTATCATCTGTAAAACTACACTCTGGGGTAAATAGTTCAAAATCCAGTTTATTTGTGTTGTTGAACTCAAAGCGTGAGCCAACAATATCTCCGATAATTGCGCCTAACATTTAGTCCTCCTCTCTGTTTGATTGTGATGCTATCAATTCTCCCTGCCATATCGTACACTGTTTGTTGATGTACGGCTCATCTTTGATGCTTCCAACGTTACGAAACGACTTGTAGGTTATGCCCACTTGCTCCGCTGTGAAACGCTGAAATATGGCAGATTTTGAGCCGAAATAGTAATGTTTCTTTCCGTCTATCGGCTCTCTAAACTCAACGTGAAAGATTTTTCTTACTTGTGCCATATTCGTTCTGTAAAGTTACTGCAAAGATACGGCATTTATTTAACATTTGCCCTATCCTTGCAGTGATTTTGATTTACGCTCCGAACTTTTCTACACCAAGAACCCTTTTTGCTGCTCGTACAGCGTTCGGTGTGAGCTGTCGCTGCCACGCTTGATTTTTGGGCGACCACTTGAATGCTTCGCTTTTCAGCTTCGCTCTCATTTCCACATCGGGTATGTTGTCGAAATATATTCGTATTCGCTCGTCAGAGTAGCAGTATTCGACTTTTCCACCGTCAAAGGTAAATTCCTTGTCTTCCGCTTCTGCCATTGCGGTATGGCGTTTAATCGCTTCCTCTGTGGCTTTTATCTTTGCAAGGTTGTTGCTCAACTGGAACTGCTGGAAACCCTTCTTTTGGAACGAATACATCGGCTCTGCCATAAGCTCGGATATTTGATGCTGTTGCAGCCCGAGTGCTTCCAGTTCCTCGTGCATTTCAATCTCTGAAAGTTTGGAGCTTCGCACGATCTTGTTTACAGCTTTCATCAACTCTTGTGCTTCCGTAAGGACTTCGAGTTTGTTTTGAAGTCGCTCTACCTCTTCCCAGCCGACAAGTCGGTGCTGTCGGTTGATGCGCTTCAAGACTGCTTCCTGCCACTTCTCGAAGCGTTCATAAGCTGAACGTTCATAGCGGTTCATCTTCTCGTGCCTACGGTTGTTGAAGTTTGCAGGACCCGTAATCATTACGGAGAATGTTCTGCTCATTGCTGAAAGCCAATCGCTATACTTGCTGATGTATCGCTTTTCGTACTCTTCCTGCAACTCTTCGGGTATCTTTGCCAGGAAAGCGGTCAAGCCCTCTTCGAGTTCGTTCAACAACCTTTCGCCCAGTCTTTCGGGGTCGAATACTACGTTTCTGCCTGCTCTATAAGCAAGGTCTTTCAATGCTAAAACTGATGCTCTCATATCTGTAAAATTAAAGTCGTCCAAAATGTGCGTTGATTGCTTGTTTACATTCATTGAGCGTTTTTCCAGTGTAGGTTACACGCTCCTTGATTATCTCTTTGCCGGTGATGTGGTCTCTGTCGTGTTCCTCGACCATTACGTCCCAAACGTGGGATTTATAACCGGTCTGTCTCTTTCTGATTGGGTAGCCTTTGTACGTAACCATAGCCTTATCTGATTTGACTGCTTAAACAAACGAGTGCGTCCCCAGCGATGTAGTCAAGTGCTCTGGTGCTCCTTTGGTACATCTGTGTAGCGAAGAAGTTGTAAGGCAAGTCTTCCAGTTTACCCTCTTCATTGACAACCATTATTTCGTCATTGCCGAGGTCTATAATCTCGATATAACCTCCTACTACTTTCTGCAGTTCCTCCAACTCGAAGAACTTTCCATTCTTGGGCTGTACATCAGTGATAGCCCCTGCTGCTTTAATTACTTTTGCCATATCCGTATTGCGTTAATGATTATTACTCTGTTGTGAAATCAAGCGGTTGCACTGGTGAAGCATCATCATCGAAGAACTCAACTTCCTGCTTGCAGACTATTATATCGTCTCCGTCCTCGACTTCTGCCCGGAGGACTGCATAACCTTTGACGATGCAAATTTCCACTCCCTCCTCGCTGATTGTTCCGTACTCTTTTGCCTGCTCCTCGAACTGGTCGATTACTGACTGCAGCTCAGTCATAAATTGCTTTGCGTTCATATCAAAATCCTGCTTTTAGTCCCAAATGATGTAATACCTCTCTCAATTCACTGTCTGTGTACTTTTCGGCTATCTCTCTTGATACGCAGTTGTGGTTCATTGCGATTTGGATAGCTCGTTCTCTCGAAACCTTGATTACTTTTCTTTTCATATCAATATTGCGTTTAAGTTTACCATTCGTCTTCGTCAAAATCCCAATCTTCATCATCGCAAAGTGGGAAGCCTTGGTCCGGGTCTGCTGTTGGTGCTTTACCGCCCATATATTCGCCACTCTCTGTTATAGAGGGGGGCAAGCAATTCGGATTGGCTCCTATTGGCGAACCCTCGAAAGCGAGTTGTATTCCAGCGTCTCGATCCGAACCGAGACCGTTCATTTCTGCCAGTAGTTCGTAATAATCTTTACCTCCGAACTCTCCGTAGCCCTCGTAGCATTGTTCTACATACTTGCGACCGTTGTTGTCAGTCATTATAACCTTGTGCTCTTCACCGTTCACGATGCGATGATTGGTGTCTTGTGTAAACCAGCTAAACTGTCCCATATCCGTTATTATTTAAGATTTAACCTTTTGTTTCTTAACTCGTTCTGTTCCTTGCAAACCTTATCTGCATTTTCACTCGATGTTTCCAGTGATGCAAGGCTGTGGTCGTAACCGTCAAACACTCCGAAATAACCACCTCGAACAGCCTTTACATAAAACTCATTCTTTGAATGTTGCTTAATCATAGCCGTTTATTTTAGGTTCATAGTGATGTAATCCATATCTTCCTCCCAGAGCGGTAGAGCCATTTTGATTTTGCGAAGTGTCACCTCTCTTTGTCCTACCATTTTGACTGCTTGCTTGTAGAAGTCGGTGTCCTCGTATGCACAAGCTTTACCAATCAAGAAGTCCACAAGTTCTGAAACCTCGATGTTCTTATCTTGTAAGCTGATTTTGAAATTGACAGCCACAGCGTGAACCTCTTTCATTATTGAGCTTGCTCCGTGCTTCTTAAAGTCCTTGCAGAACTCGTCTTTATCCATAGCCGTGTTCATATACAAAGCGTGTATGTAGTTGAACTCTTCGGGTGTTGGCTTCAAACCGGTGCGGTCTTCAAATTCTTTCTGTGTCATAACTCTTATTTTTTAATGATTACTAATTGCGTTGTGCTTATTAAGCGTTATTTGTTTTTGATTTTGTTACTGCAAAGGTATGGCAAATGTTTAACGTGTGCAAGTTTTTAATGACATATTTTTCACATTTGCCACATTTATTTTTATCAAACAACCGTAACTGCTTATAACACAAATGATAACAAAAACAAGTTTTTTCGCATAATTTTTGCGTTTTTCTTTGTGCTTGTTAGGCGCATTTGCGAAAATATCAGTACATTTGCGCAATGAGAATCATTTTCTATTCTAAAAATTGAGATATGAACAAGAAACTTTTAACAGTATTACAAGCCAAATGCAAAGATTTTGGATTGTCGGAGAAAGCCATCGAGGACTTGGCAACGTCAGGTAGCGAGGGTTTAACAGATGAAACCTCTGATGAGGACATCGAAAAAAAGGCGGATTCGTTGGTGCCATACGCAAAGCTGATGCAAGCGGAGGTAACACGCAAGGCGCAAAACAAAAAGCCGGTGGAGAAACCTGCAGAAGCTCCAAAAGGCGGAAACAGCGAGGAAGAACCAGAATGGTTCAAGACTTACAAAGCAGAGCAGGAAAAGCAGTTAAAGGAGTTGAAAGACGAGAACGCTGCTATGAAGCTCGAAAAGAGTAAGGCTGAACGTGGTGCTGCCATTGCTGCAAAGGCAAAGGAACTGGGTATCCCCGATTCCCTTATGAAGCATATATCACTTGCTGATGATGCGGATATCGAAAAGGAATTGACGGAGTATAAACAGGAACTTGTTACCAACAACTTGATGCCAGCCGATAAAGCCGACATCATTTCATCGTCTGAACAAGCAGCTAAGGACGACGCCAAATCGTGGGCGAACTCGCTGCCTAATAATTAACAATTAAACCTATTGCATTATGGCGATTAAGTTTGAAAAGACAACCTATCCCGGCAATATGGACGCATTCTGGCGCAAAGAGGTCAAGATGCTTCCGGGTGGCTTTGCAATGAAGCAGACTTTCCCAGTTGGGGAAGTTATTCATCGTGGAGCTTTCGTTGCTGTGGACGTGGATGCTATGCAGGCTGCCATCTTGAAAGTGGGTAAGGTGCTTGCTGGCGGAACCACTTCCGCAGCTCGTGTAAGCAAGCGTAACAACATTTGTCCCGGTGATACCGTGATGAAAGTTGGTGGCGACAGCACAACCACTGTAAAGAGTGTGGATCGTAGCAATCCCGATTACGATGTTATCGAGGTAGCAACCGCTATTACCGGTCTTGCAGAGGGAGACTTCTTGCAGGAGGCGGACGCAACATCGAAAGCACCGAAGTATGTAGCCAACGCTGTATTGGGTGCAGACCTTGAAATCAAAAAGAATGGTCTTCCTACTATCGATGCAGGATATGACGCAATTCTGTTGAAGTCGGTATGTACTCCTTTCCCTGCTTCTTGGCTCGTTGAAAATGGATTCTGCTTGAAAGCAAATCCGAACATTCTCATTATTAACCAGTAAATCACTGAAAGATTATGCCTAATCCAGTATTACTCAGTTCATTGTTCGGAGAACTGACAAAACACGTTCAGGCTCGAATTGATGCAGCTTCCGAACTTAACAAGCGCATCTTCGACAATGTGATTTACCGCAAGTATCTTGACTGGGACACTCCTACTATCGGTCTCGACTTCGAGGAGATTGTCGGCAAATACAACCTCACCGTTGCTGCTGCCACAATCGGCGAGAACGCCAAAGAGCCTATTTTGGGTTCTTACGGTCTCGAAACCGTTAAGGAGCGAGTACTGAACCACGCTGTAACCTTGCCTATGACGGTGCAGGATTACCGTAAAATCTTGCAGTTGCTCGACAGCAAGTCCATTTCGGACGAGCAGAAGAAAAAGCAGCTCATCGATTTGATGTGGGGCGGTGTTACCCGAGTAGTAAATGGTGTTGAAGCCAAAATCGACATCATCTTCTTGGGTGCTCTCTCGAATTGCGGTGTATTCACCTTTGACAACAAGAACAACCCAGAGGGTGGAGTTCGTGGTGAAATCAACTTCAATATGCCAGCGACCAACATTGCACAGTCCACAACCAAATGGACCGATGCAAACTTGGAGACTGTCGATTGTATGGAGGACATTCAAGCTATTCTTGACCTTGCGGAGGACAAGACCGTTCTTGGCAAAATCCTTTGCGCTCCGTCTCGTATCTCCTATATGTGTCGTAGCAAGAAGATGAAGCAGATGATTTGGGGTACTGACAAGTCCTCAAAGATTGTTCAGCTGAAGGACATCAACGACTATATGGAGAGCAACGGCTATCCTACGTTCGAGAAGATTAAGCGTCAGTGTAAGATTCAGAATGGCAACACTCTTACTCCTTACACGCCTTGGAATGCGAATAACATCGTATTCGTACCAGACGGCAAGTTGGGTACGGTCAAGAACGCTTATGCGAACAACGAGTTGAAGCCCGAAAGTGATGTAGCTTACAGCAACTACGGTCGTATTCGTGTGTCTCAGTGGCACGTTGGAGAGACAAAGGGTGCTAATCAAGGCGAGTTCACAAAGGCTGAATCTCTCGCTTTGCCGGTAATTACGGAAATGGAAGGTATCTACACTCTTAAAACCGATTACTAATGGCAAAGACTAACTTGGAAGCATTAAAAGCCCAGTGCAAGCTAATCTGTAATACTTGCTATGTGGACGAAGATGTAGCACGCTTGGTTCTGCAAAATGCAGGACTGGAAGCAGAAAGCGAACCGTCGGCAAACAATCCCGATATAGTCAGTGCTGCCATTCTTATTGTCAAAGGGTGGGTGGAAACAAGCCGTTCAGAGAATGGTATTTCCGCTTCGGTCGATGTAGAGAGTGTGAAGAAAAGCATCGTTTTCTGGTGTGGCAGAGCTGGACTGGATGCGTCCGAGTATGTTGATAATTTAACTGTTATTGATAACGGCTCTAATTTGTGGTAGTATGAGAACCAACGGCACTTTACAGTATTGTTCACTCGCAGAGGGTGGTTTCAACGAGGACGGAGAACCTATTGCAGTAGGGACACCGACTTTGAGTGAAGCCATACCTTGCTCAATCAAGGCAGTTACCAACAACTCGAAAGGTAGATATGAGGACGGAAAGTTCAACCAGGCATCTTACGAGATACTGGTTGAGACTGCAAACTTTCCTCTCGACATCAAACGAGTAAGGTTGCAGCGTAAAGGAATTGACTTGGGGGAGTTTGCAGTGCAAGGCGTACCTACTCCAACAACTATGGATCGTGTGAAAATCGTTGTGTGATGCCCGGCAGAATGACTACACCCCTCCAAATGATTGGAGATAAGATTAACGCAAGTGTCGAAGCCAAAACAAAGGTTATCGTGAACACTCTTTGCTATGTTGGCGAACAGTGTATCATCGAAGCCCGAGACAGTGGCAACTACACCGACCAGACGGGTAACCTTAGAAGTTCTATTGGTTACGCAGTCGTTTGGAACGGCAAAGTGGTTCAAAGAGACTGCATAGACAAGGTTAAGCAAGGCGACAAAGGTATCTCCGAGGGAGACGATTATTTGTCGAAATGCGTCAAGAAAGCTCGAAAGAAAGGCATTGTACTAATCGTTACCGCAGGTATGAACTATGCCGAATATGTGGAAGCGAAAGGTTACAATGTCCTTTCATCGGCTGAATTGAAAGCTGGACCACTTGTCAAGAGCCTATTAACCCGATTAGGTTTCAGAACGAAGTAATGGAAAAGACAGCAAAGCAAATCGAAAAGGACGTGTTCCGCATCATCAAGGACAGCGAATTAAAGAACGTTATCGGTGGCAAGTTCTATCGTGCTGGAATGAGACCGAAAAACGCAATGACTGAGGACGTGGTCGTAAAGTTCCTAACTGGAATTGACGGTCAAGAGCAGTCGGGCGTTATTCTCGTTCACGTTTACGTTTCCAACATCGCTGTATCGAATGACGGTGAGCTTGTCGAGAATATTACTCGTGTCGATGAACTGGAGGAGTTACTCAATACCCTTGTGGCTGATTTGGAGAATGAGGAGTATCTGTTTGAAAAGGACGGCACACCTCACAGCTTCCCAGTCGAGGGGATAGAACAGCATTTTATCAATATGCGATTGCATTATAGACGTAAAACTTTTTAATACAGCAAGACTATGGCTACAAAGAAAAAGATTATGGCTTGGTCCAAATGTACCTTTGAGATCGGCAAGACTGGCGACAATGACGCTATGGCTACCGAATTGACCAGCATTGGTACTATCAAGGACAAATCAAGCTCGTTGGAGCCGTCAGACGGTGACGCTCTCGAAATGAAAGCCACCGGTGGCGAGACTGTTGCGAAAGAGGTTTTGGAGGGTGGCTACAAGGCTATTACCCGCGTAATTGAGCCTACTGAAGAGTTGGAAACTACACTTGGTATCAGCAAGGCTGGTGCTGATGGTGAAACCCAGATTACCACTCACGTTGTAGAGGGCGATTGGTCTTTGAAGATTACTCCTAAAAACGTGGGTGCGAAAGGTATCAAAGCTCCGAAGTGTTCAATTACCTATAAGCCCGGCTGGAGCGAAGAGGACGGTAACTATGCAGATATCGAATTTGAAATTCTCAAAGGCGATGCAGGTTACTGGTATTCACGTTTTACCAAGGCTGCTGCAACACAGACTGGCAACTAATGTTGCTTAAAGCTCATTGTTTCAAAGGGGTATAGCTTAATGGTAGAGCATTTTCGTGAACTCACGAAAAAGGTACGAGTTCGACCCTCGTTGCCCTCCTACATCAATTTATATAACTATGGACAATCTCGAAAAAATTGTAACCGATACCATTCTGCAACGAGCGTCAGATGTAATCGTGATTGACGGCAATGAATACCCGATAACACCACCTACACCTGCTACGCTCATTCTCATTTCCGAATTGGTATCAACACTGCCGGCAATGAATAGAGAAGCCGACAATATCCTACTCGAAGTCCTTTCTACTGCAAAGGACTTATCTGTTATAGGAAAGATTGCAGCCACTCTGATACTTGGGGCTAAACGTATCAAAGAGCATAGATACATAACAATCGAACATACAACCGAGACAAAACGCTGGTCGTGGAGTAAATTCCGCTTTGTTGTCGAGAGGGCTACGACAACGGAAAAGGCGTTAGAGGTCGATTATTTGGCAGAACGCATACTTAATGAGGTGACGAACGAGACACTGGTAAAAATCGTCTCAAAACGTCTCGGAATGATGCAGATTGGCGATTTTTTCGAGCTTACCACTTTCCTATCAGAAACCAATCTTCTAAAAAGGACAAGGGAAGTGGTAGCGACAGCATCTGGGGATTAGTCATTAGCTGGGCAAAGAACCTTAATACCACTACTGATAACATCTTGTATGAAATGAGCTACGAGAACATTCTAATGTATACCGCTGCTACACCTTCTTATAATGATGAAAAGGATGAGTGGGATGATTCTATCGATGCGAATAACCCAGATAATTTCAAGAACAATAACGATGAAGAAGAGGAATTCGTAAGATGAACAGCGACAATGGAAAAATAGGGTTCAGTATCGAGCTTGACAATTCCCAACTGAACCGTGATATAAAAAAGTCTCAGCAGGCTTTTAGGGATTTAGGAGACCAAGTAGAATCGGAATGCTCCCGAATGGATAATGCTTTCAGTGGCATTAGTCGTTCTGTTGCATCTATCGGTGCTGCTTGGTCTCTGCAAGAATTAGGCAAGAACGTGGCCACCATACGAGGAGAGTTCCAGTCCTTGCAAAAGACTATGGAGGTGATGCTTCAATCCAAATCAAAGGCAGAAGCATTGATGGCTCAAATGGTGCAGACCGCAGCCACTACGCCATTCGGTCTGCAGGAGGTCGCAGGAGGTGCAAAACAGCTCATCGCCTACGGTCTTGAAGCAGACAAAGTGAACGACACTCTGATTCAACTGGGAAACATCGCTTCGGGATTGAAGATACCTTTGGGCGACTTGATTTATCTGTACGGAACCACTATGGCACAAGGTCGTCTATACACACAAGACCTTAACCAGTTTACCGGTCGTGGTATTCCGATGATTAAGGAATTGGCTGAGCATTTCGGAGTAGCCGAAAGTAAGGTCAAGGGGCTTGTTGAAGAGGGCAAAGTTGGGTTTCCAGAGGTGCAAGCTGTTATCAATAACCTTACAAATGAGGGCGGAAAGTTCTTCAACCTTATGGAAGAGCAAAGCCAGCTCATCAATGGTAAAATATCCAATCTTGAAGATGCGTTCGATTCGATGTTCAACAAGATCGGACAGAGTAACGAGGGTATTATCAATGACACAATCGACACAGCGTTGTTGCTTGTTGAGAACTACGAGGTTGTCGGTGATGTGCTGATGACACTCGTTGCCGATTATGGTGTTTACAAGGCTACCCTTATGGCAGTAACAGCATACACAAACGCTTGTTACAGCTACGAGATTGCCCAGTTAAAGACCGTAGTAGCCGAGAAAGGTGCGGAAATAGATGCAGACCTTGCAAGCGCAGTTTCCAAAGGCAGAATGACAGCGCAACGTGCAGCAGAGGTCCAGGCACTACGTCAAGAGATTGCATCAAAGATTGAAGCTGCCACCGTTACAGAACGTGTAGCGCAAGCAGAGTTGGCGCAGGCAACAATGAAATACGAGAGCTTTCAAGTTACCGTATCGCTTTCAAAGATGCGTGTTGCACAAGCACAGCAAGAGTTGGCAATGGCACAAGCCAGTGGTGATGCTACCGCTATCGAGAATGCACAGAGCAATCTCAATACAGCTATCAAGGAGCGCAACAATGTTACACGTCAGTCAAGTATCTTAAAGCGCAATATGGAGACGGCAGCGACCAATGCCAATGCTGCATCGCAGGCAAAGGCAACGCTCGTTACCAAAGCGGACACCGCAGCCAAAAAGGTACAAGCCACAACAACATCGCTACTCACCCTTTGCACAAACGGTTTGTCAAAGGCATTCAAGGCTCTTACGGCAGCTATGGCTAAAAATCCATTCGGATTGATACTTGTAGCCGTTACTACCGTATTGGGTGCGCTTATGACAATGAACGACGCAATGGAGGAAACATCGGAAGAGGTCGAAAGGTTTGGCGAGAGTGCCGTTAAGCAGTCCCGTAACGTAGAAACACTGCTCGCAGTGATAAATAACACGTCCACTACAAGCAAAGTCCACAAGGACGCTGTAAACGAGCTTATCGGGATATACAAAGACTACGGTATCAAGATAGACGATGAACGCTCAAAATTGGACCAGTTGAACCAAATGCGAGAAGAAGCTATCCGTCTTATCCGTTTGGAGGGCGAGGAACGCCAAAAGGCAAACCTTATTGCTTCGTATGAGGACGCTATCAATGAAGCTACAAAAGATATGCAATCCACCCTGCAAACCGCTTTGGCAGAAGCTGAATGGGACGGTAGCGGTACTTTCGATGATTGGGACGCAGACGAGTATCAAGAACGTGCAAAGGAGTTGGCTATCATTATCGGTTCTATCATTCAGAGCGAGGGCGAGGAACTTGCCAAACTTTCGGGCAGTGCGTATGAAGCCAAATTGCAAGAGATTAACGAGAAAATCCAGCAAGCATACAAGGATTTGGGGCTTAACATAGAAAAGACGTTCATTAAATCTTCCGGACAACACGGACAAGTTTATGACGTTACTGTGGGTACTGATGTGGGCGAGCTTGACATTCTGAACCAGTATATGGAGCGTGTTCAAGGTATTTACCAACATCGCCAAAAACTTATTGAGAGTATCAATAACAGCAAATCGTCAGTCGAAGAGGAAACAGAAGCGGTGGATTACGAAAAGTTGTCTTTCGATGAGCTTTTCGATGCAGCGTACAAAGCCAAAGAAAAGGTTGCAGAGGTTGGCACAGTTGAAGCTAAACCGGCTGTTAATACAAGTTCTATCGACAACGCTATAAGCAGGACGGAAACGCTATTGGGCAACATCGAATTGCTCGGTGGTATGCAGATGCCAAATTGGAACTGGTCGAATTTCAGTACTCCTACAACGCCTACTGGATATCTCGGTCCATATAGACCGGGATATACCCCTACTTTGCCTACTCTTCCGTCTGTAAGTGAAACTACCACCACAACGGATAACAGCCAGCAACAAGCCTTGAATGAGCTTGACAGACGTATTGTAGAAGCTATCAAGACCAGAAAGGGAACATCTGAACTGCTCAAAGAGGTAAACAGTGCGCTCGAAACAGCCGAAGCAGGTTCGGCAGACGAAAAACGATTACTTGCCATTCAGAAACGCTTGCAGAACCAGCAGAAGAAGTTCAAGACAAATTCGGGCACTGGTGAGACACCAGCGCAACGCAGAGCCAATATAGAGAGAGCAGAATTAGAGGTTAGCAAGGCTATTACAAACGCTTCAAATTCTCGTATGGCTTTGCAGGCTTCGCTAAAGTTCCAAGAGGAGCAACATTTGATTGACCTTGAAACCGATGCTATCAAGAAAAGAGAGATGCAGAGGGAGCTTGACAACAAAAAGGAGCTCTACGAGATAGAGCAACAAAAGCAAGCTGCTATCAATGCTGAAATCCAGCGTCAAAAAGCAATTTTTGATGCGCAGGAAAACGAAAAAGCAGCACGCAACAAGAAGTACGTCAAGCAAAACTTTACCGATGCGGATATAGACCAAACCCAAATCGCTGTTATCGAAGCCAGATACCAGACACTGAACGAGCTTGTACTACAACAACAAGAAGAACGAAACAGACAAGTTCAGCGCGAAGATGCACGTGCGATGAACGAGTATCTGAAAGACTACGGCACATACCTGGAGAAGCGCAATGCTATTATCGCCCTCTACAACGAGCAGATAGCAAACGCTACCAGCGAGGGTGAGAAACTTTCGCTTGCAGCGCAGATGCGTGAGGAACTTTCTGAACTCGATATTGAAGCCAACAAAACGACATCGGCTATCAGTCAGCTGTTCGCTGATATGACAGATAGGACCGTTAAGGATATGCGTAAAATCGCCGATGAAGCGCAAAACGCTCTTGACTTTCTTATTGCAGGAGAATGGGACGAAGAAAAGGGGTTAGAATTTGGTATGACAAAAGAAACCTTTGAAACACTTCGCAATTCTCCAGACGAACTGGAAAAAATCAGAAACGGTATTCGTGATATTCGAGAGGAAGCAGATCAGGCAGAGGGAGCACTGGGCAAAATGGCTAATGGCTTAAAAAAACTTTTTAATGCCGGCAATGATGCAAACAAGACCAAAAAAGCTCTTGGAGAGATTGAGGAAGGATTCAATGATATTATGCAAGTTGGTTCTTTTTTATCTGACACTCTCTCTGGGTTGGCAGACTCATTCGACAGTGAGGCGTTGAGCGGTATTGCTGAGGGTATAAATGTGGCTATGGACGCTGCGAACTCGGCAATGTCTGGTGCACAAGCTGGAGCAATGTTCGGCCCTTGGGGAGCAGCAGCAGGAGCAGCTATAGGCCTTGTTTCCTCGCTTGCAGGTTCTATTGCAAAACTAATCGACAAGAAGCACGAGAAGAAGATACAAAAGTTGCAAGACTATATCGAAATTCTCGAAAAGAACTACGAGAAATTGGGGCGTTCGGTTGAGAAAGCCTATTCAAAGGACGCATCAAGGATGATTGAGCAACAGAACACATTGCTTGCCCAACAAAAACTTCTCATTCAGCAACAGATTCAGGAGGAAAAGGACAAAAAGAAAACCGACTGGGATAGAATTGAGGATTGGGAAAACCAAATCGAGGAAATTGACCAACTCATAGCTGATAACCAGGAAAAAGCTGTCGATGCAATCTTTGGCGAGGACTTAAAAAGTGCTATTGACAATTTCGCTTCTGCCTATGCCGAAGCGTGGGCAAATGGAAGTGATAAAGCTCAATCAGCAAAAGAGACGGTAAAAAAGATGATGCAACAAATGGTTACCGAAAGTATCAAGGCTGCCATTCAATCATCTGCAAAAATGGAGCTAATACGTCAAAAATTGCAGGAGTTCTACGCAGATAACGTTCTATCCGGCTGGGAGCAGGACTATATCTACAATATGGCAGAAGAACTGCAAAAGGAACTTGACAGTCAATTCGGTTGGGCTGACGGTCTTATGGGCGGTGACGACGAGAGCCAGCGTGAGGGCGTGAAGAAAGGCATTGCTACTGCTTCGCAGGAGAGCGTGGACGAGAACAACGCCCGACTGACAACGATGCAGGGACACACCTACACCCTCGTACAGAACTCGAATGAGAACAAGGCGCAACTTGCAGCGTCGAGGGAGCATTTGAGGGAGATACGGGAATTGGCGAACACCAGCATCAAACATCTTGAAGACATATCGCGCAACACCTACCAACTCTATGAAACAAACAAGAGGTTGAAACGGGTTG